TTATAGAATCAATTGAATAACTATACAATGTATCCGCACTATATACCTCTCTTCCACTTGCATCTTCCAATACCTTAAACTCTATACTAGAACCTACACCCGTCACCACATATACACTTCCTACTATACCAGATGCATACCCTACACCAAATGATACTCTCATACCATTAAACAACTCTACCGTATTACTTCCATCTATATACGTTCCCGTAGACGTTCCACTTATGGTAGTAATAGGATCATTATCCAATCCTACACCATACACAGACTCATATACCGGTAGATCAGATACCCAATAGTATGAAACATAATTAATAAACTTATCTAAATCAATAGGCGGACTATATACATACCCTTTACTACTATAGCCTCCATTAAAATCGTACTCATCCATGCTCTGAGCTATACTATTAGATATATCATCAACCGTTATTTTATGCTGAAAATTATCTAAACCATCTCTCGTCGTGACCGTCGGCTCCAGATAAAGACCACGATTTTCCAGGTTTAAGTAGTGATCATGCGCTGTTATCAACGATTTACCACTCATATCCCCTATATACGCATCAATCGTCTCTAAATCCCCTTTAGATAGCATCTGATCTAGTGTAGAGTCTAACCACTTCTTGTTCAAGTCAGTCTTGAACGGTGTAGGTAAATGGTCTACTGTCTTTATACTATTAGTAGGGTATTGCCCTGATCTCTTCTTAGAATCAGCTACTGTAGGTTTGTTTGATTTATAATCTTCCATATTATGCCTTATTGTTTGTTACGGTGATATGTGTTACTATATCTATATCAGTAGCTGTCGCATCGGGTATGAACAACTCATCTGTTAAAGGAGTAATTTGGAATAGTGATCCAAACACGCCAGTGGAACTCTCTGGGTTAATAACGAAGGAGCTTATAGTACCAATTAGTTCATTGTGTACGTACGCTGCTAATTCAGTGAAGTAAAACGTCTCACCGAAGTCCCAGTTGGTGATATCAAAGAAGGTATTAATCGCTTCTATAGTCTTGGACTTGATATCGTTATCAGTTAGGTTAGAACCTGGTACTTTCACTATACTAAATCTTGCTCTTAGTTCAGCATCAGCATTCTTACCGAATAATACTTTATATTTAACGGGTCTATATACAACAGTGTCAGACATGGCTTTCTTACTATCTACTGAGGTGAACTGTCTATTAAGTTCGTCTATAGTAGCAGGTAATGGAGCATAAGTCAATGAACTATCTTTAAGCCAAGCATTAAATTTGGTGTGGTAATCTCTAGTTAAAGCGAATACGTCTATGATGTTGGATAGACTTGGATCTACTATTTCATTGTTAGCAGGTATATGGGTCCATTCGTATCTTAGGTCATGTTTGGTATCAGCTGTATTAGCTATATCGTAATATGCATCAGGGTTATCTGCTCTGGCATCAGTTGAACTATCTACTAGTGCAAGGATGACTTTGTTTGATTCATATAAACCATTAGCGTCTATGGTATAACCGTATGCGTAGAAGGTAACCTTAGTATCAGTAGAAGTATCATGGAGTACGATTAGATCACGGTTCTTTTTATTGGTGAATTCGTTGATATTGTACTCGTTATTAAGGTTGGTAAATTCTATCTGATCTGTTTCTATAGTATACCTTTCTGTATGAGTAGTAATAGTATAGGCAGAAGCTGAAGCATTCACTAGAGTAGGAGTAACTGTAATGAAAGGGGTTAACGTACTATCGTTGATTGCCCATTTGGTATTGTTTACGTTGTTTTTATAGTCATATGAAATGGTGAATGCTTGGCTTTGGCTAAGTCTACTAATGATATCTAAACGTTCTGTATTGGTGAACTGTTTAGCTAGTGCAGGGTAGATCATGTCTAGTATAGTGCCATCAGGTACTTCTATATCTAGTGTGATAGCGCCTTTACCCTGTACAGTAAGACCAGATGCAGCTCCTAGATTGTCATCAATGCCTCTTCCGTCAGCGAATATACTAGATACTCGTGCCCAGTATACAGTACTAACATCGTTAAGTGGTGTAATAGGAGTACTGAACTTTAGTAATGCGCCTATAGTAATATACTTTAAGTAGGTTGATTGCAATGAGCCTACACTCTTTATACCAGAGGTAGAGTTGGCGAAGTGACCGGTTGTCTTGTCATTCGTTTGCCATGTGAAGTCTACTTCTTCTGAATCGGTAACCATAGTAGAGCGCAATGCTTCAAACTCTGACTTCTGTGAATAATACTTATTAAGTAACTCATGGTTAGCTATAGCAGGTTTAATGAAGTTTTCAAATACGCTACTGGCATTGATGTTATCAGTATGTTCTGTCTTAATAGCAGACTTCTTAGTAAGAGTTCCATCAGTACCAAATAGGTGTAGGTTGGAGTAACTACCAGTTGGATCATATAACTTGGCGTAACGACTATGGCCGCTATGAGTTCTATTAATAGACTTGATCTTCATAATCTGTTCTGATTGATTTAAAAGGAAGTTATTGTAATCATCAGCGGTGATCATTCTATCTTGTGTAGAGTAGCTTCTAGGTGCATTGGTCTTTATAGTATCTAACGACTCAGCCTTAGTTGCATTGCTTAATGAAGACTTTAACTGTAAGCCAAAGATAGCACTGTATGTATTGCCATCAGCGCCAACATACTGCAATGTAATAGACTTGGTAGAAATATCATCAGGTCTTAATGTGTACGTGGCATCTTGTGATGTTCTATACCATACACGGATAAGGTTCTTAGGTACATTGCCGAAGTTTTCGTCACTGAATAGGATACTTACTTGGTTGTTAAGGCGAGTCTTAACAGCGAAGATATTGCGATCATCATTCGGGATACTATTGAATACTTCATTCTGTCCATGTATACTATCTACTTTGGTCCACTGTGTGGTTACATTGCCTAGTGAGTCAATTGATTGAACCCATACATCGGAGTTATTGATATCGGTAACATCTATGTCTAGTGTAAGGTTACTAATAGGAGTATCTATAGTGAAGTCTTTATACTGTAGAGTACCTTGCTTAAAGCCTACAAAGAAACCTGAGTTGTTACTGCTTACGCCTTTGCCATCATTCTTATATATCATGGTAAATGCGTTGTCTGGGTTAGGTGCTGTCTCAATGATGTTTCTGCTGGTGGTATTGTAATCAAGTCCAATAACATCGAATGAAGCAGAAGAACCACCGGCAGATCCTTGTATAGCGAATTTAACTTGACTTGCTAATGTATTCAAGTTATAATAGTGTATAGGGTGACCATCTACCTTGGTATTGATTCTAGGAGTACCGAACTGGTTACCGCTAACAAACACAGCATTCATAACGGTGATGAAGTCATCAAGGTTGTTTATGTCTGATGTGCTTTCATATCGTATCTCTTTACCAGCTAATGTAGTTCCAGTAGATCCAATAACAGTTTCGTTAGTTTTTACCGTAGTAACTTTAAGGTTACCAAATGCAGGTACATTACGGCGTGGTTGATAGCCAAGGAACTCAGCTAGCTTGAACACACTGTCTTGTCGTTGTGCAGTAGATAGGAAGTTGTTTCTTGTATTAAGGTCAGCACGGAATGCTAAGTTGTGACCAAACTGAGCAATCAAGTCTAGTAGGGCAACGAACTCACTAGATTCAACCCAGTCATTAAAGTTCTCTGGGTACTTGTCTTGGACATATTCAACCATCGTAGCTCGGATGGTGGTGTAGTCGTATGCTTGGAAGTTCGCATTGATATACGAATCATAAACAGCGGTATAGTCTTCCGCTGCAAATAGTTTTGATTGTCTAACAGTTTGTGTCATAATTTAAGTCTCGCTTGATTCACGGTTGAACTTTAATAGTAGTTCGGTAGCCGTGGTAGTTGGTAGGTATAACAAATCTATTGTTATGGTAACCAGGTGTTCGTTTTCATCTACCCTAACGTCTTCGCTTATTAGGCTGAAACGCGGGTCGTAGTTTACAACGGTAGATACTTCTTGTTGTATAAGGTCAACAGTGGAAGCATCAAGAGGTTGAAACACGTAGTATTGTAAGTAGCTACCGAAGTCTGGATTGGACCACTTCTCGCCCTTTCGGATCATGAAGTGATTGCTAAGATCTTGTTTAGCAAGGTCCAAGTCGGTAAGTACTTTACTTGTGTATTGTTCACCAATGGTGGTATAGCCTATAATTTTATTCATACAGGTATTTATGCTATAATAATATGAGGTGTTATTGGATATTTAAAGGTGGTTTAGCGATGGTTAAGGGGTGCGATGTTGTTGACCCTTTACGATGATACTAATGGGGTATAAACGGGATATTTGTTTTAGGTGTTAGAGGATAGGAGAGGATGAGTACACGATGGGTGTACGTTGTTGGCATGATGGGAGAGGATTAGTGGCTTAATTATTTAAGCCACATTTAAGGTGGTGCTGGTGGTTTAAGTCCAGAATTGTGGATCAGGTTTGGAAGAGATACATCCAAATACAATAGAAGCAATGAAGCTAAATGGTAATACTAATACAAGAGCCCACCATACATTAAGTCGTGCATCACGGAGGCGCTTAACAGTAGTAGCTACTACAACCCACATCATTGCTAATGTAGCGCCTACTATAATAGGCAATGAATTGACAAACACAGCCACAATACATAATGCAGCGATATGTGCGATGATCAATGTTGCCCAATACTCTTGCCGCTGGACTAATCCTTCAAAACTAAAATACTTCATAATGATTCCTTTTAAACTTTAGTTGCTGGTGCTAACGGTATAACACGATGCGCCAGATGATTCGTTTGACGCAATGAATACACAGCGAACGTTAGGGTTATCTAAGGGAGTCCATTCATATACTCTAGCATCATACCCGTATGCTTCTAGTTTGTAATGATTAGATTGAACTGTATCCCAAGACGAAGTCATAGCGGAGTCAAATAGACCGGCGTATGCATTCATAGTGAGTAGCGATAATGCTGTGATTGTTAGTAATGCTTTCATAATGATTCCTTTTAAACTTTAGTTACTAGTGACATAGGTACTTTCCATACTACACCATTAGATCGTACTTGCAATGTCTTTACATTGATCTTCACAACAGGACCAGTCTGGCGTCCACGTGTGTTAGCATCAAAGGTTACATTATCACCGATGCGCAATGAACGGGCTGCTTCTTTACCAAGGTAAGTCCTGCGTAGGCGAATAGCATCAGTAACTTCGTTAAGTTCATCAGCAGTCATACGACCAATTAGATTTAATACATTCATAGTGTTCTTCCCTTTAATTAACTTATATAACTATTATATACCAAAGAGCCTTACTTGTCAACCATTTAATTAAATTAATTCTATCGTAGTCACACGCTTAACTCGGACAACTGTCGCAGTAGATAGTTCAGCAAAGTCTGGATCATCATCACGAACAACCGATGTAGGTATTGCTACATACTTAGCCTCATACAACCGCGCATCAGCTGGAGCCATCCAACCATACACAGTCTCGCGACCATCCTCGTATACAATACCCCATGCTTTGCCATCTTTCATGACTAATACACCAGACTCGGACTTATACATAATGTTCTACTCGTCTACCAAAAATACAAGGACACGCACTGCACTGAATAGGATCAATGCACACATGGTCAACGCAATAGTCCCAGCGGGTGCAACGACTAACGCTAATACATATGTTACTATGACGACAATCATAGACAACATAACACTAATAGGTAATGATTTTAAATAGTTCATCGTTCTTCCTCACATACTAATTCAATTGATTCTACTACAGCAACCTTCTTAGACTTGTCCAACATAAGTAGAACCTCGTCTATCTTATGCTCTAGTATCTCTAGGCGCTCGTTCATTCTTTCTTCTGTCATTACTGGAACCATACCCAGGTACCATGAACCCATGCAACGGGGAACGCTATAGCACCAGCTATAAGGAATCCCCATGCGCCGGTGGCGAAACAGGTAACCACATGAGTAAGCCACGCTGCGATTAACCATACTACGAATACTAATTGAAACATATATTTCTCTCTTAACTTGATTGGAGTACAATGGCTGAAACAGCTATGATCAATAGAAAGATAGCTGCGTATTCATTAAAGGTCATACCGTTACACAGTCTGCTTAATGAAACAATGCTTGATGGCTGAATCGAATCGATCTGCTGCAAGGTTCTTTTCATCATGAGACAACGATACATTAGTATCAAAGAAGTCATTCATCTGACCATACACCTCTTCAATCATATCGTCATCGGATAATTTGGCATCGTTCTTGATTAACAATTCAATCTGATCTAATGCGTAATTCATTGTAGTCATAATCTTCTCTCTTTAATTAACTTATGATACCATTATACACCAATACGCATTGCATGTCAACCATTAATCATGTTACCCCTTGAATACATATGGCTTATTATAAGTACCAATCTTGATATCAGTGTAGTGACTACGATCAAAGTAATCAGTCATGATGTCAGAGTTGTTATAGTAGTCAGGACCTTTCATCGCACTATGTAGTTCATTCAAGAAGGTCTTGATCTGCTCATTGTCTGCGTAATGCTCATCAATCCAATAAGGGTTAACATCTATATGGTCACGAGGATATTCAGCAGCACGCATGTACTCAGAGAAGTCTAATGCACCGCCAGATACTTTCACTACAATAGTAGAATAGTTCTGAATACTAATAGTACCATTCATCTTATGCTTCTTTAATACAGCCTTGATCACTGGTGCTAAGTTTGCTTTGTCTTGCTTGCTTACGTAAGCCATGATAGTTCTCTCTTCGCTTTAATTAACTTATGATACTATTATATACCAATACGCCTTACCTGTCAACCCTTTATCGTAATTTAATTAAGGGCTAACCTCTATAGCAACCCCTAGTTGATACTCACGATACTCCTCGTCGTCCGACAACGACTCTAACCATTCATCATACGATGTCCAACTAACAGGCAACTCTTTGTAGTATACATCATTACTACCTTGTAGTGTTGCACTGACGAATGCAACCGCATCCTGTATCCGCGTAAGACCAGATACAATGTAGTCCGACCCACCCTTCATCTTCCAGTACGCGTTACCATTAACGAACTTACCATCTTCACTATGTGCACCATAGTTCTCAAGAGACTGTGTTTGTATTACAAATTTCATAATCATTCTCGCTTTAATTAAAATTCACCTAATGACGGGCGATTAACATGACAGTATGTTGGATCAGCATCAGGTAACGATGTACCAAGAAAACAATATGTTGGCTCACTATAAGAGAAATCAAACATACCTATCTCGTCAAAGCCATATAGTGCAGTACCATCTATTGCATCACCCGACTTCTCATACACTACCAGATCGTAACCAGTAGGGATACCACCAACATACGCTTCAATGCTTTCAATTGCAATCATATTTAAATTAGACATACTATTCTCTCTGCTTGATTAACTTGATACTATTATATAACAATACACCTTACTTGTCAACAGCGTGACTCCAGCGACCCAAATAGTCACAGTACTTGACAACAGTAAGACATCTTGCTATAATACACTATATCAATTGAAGAGAGAAACATTATGACTTATATAGAAACGATTCAAGCCCGCATTAACCAGACAGAGAAGTACCTAAAGTCTCTACATGGTAACACATCGTCTATCAAGATGAAGAAGTATGCCATGAGCGAGAAGATAGACGACCTTCGTCTACAGTTAGAACAAGCATTGAGGGATGTATAATGAAGTTACAGACTAAGTTGGAACTAGCAGTAGCATACCTGTGGATGGGCGGTGGTCTATTTCTGGGCGACAGTACGATGGTGGGCATTGGTTGGTTAGCCTCACTAATAATCTTGAAAGGTAGAAGTTAATATGACATGCTTACACTGTCAGTCCACCGATGTAATACCATTAGCCGAAGTAATGACCATTGAATACAAGGGCAAAGACTTAGAGATAATAATGGAGTACACCGTGTGCGCCAACTGTAGTAGAGAGTTCGTAACGAAAGACCAGATAATTACCAATGATGCTCATGCACAATTAGCCAAGGAATCAATATGATCAACATAGACAACGCAAAGCAATACATCGTTAAGTCTAAGCCAGCCATTTCATGTAACAATGGCATCACAGTAGACTTCTCTAGTGTAGTGGGCGAAGACGGTAGCATTGATATAGGTGACTCCATTGTGTATGACAAACTCAGGTGTGCTATTGCTATACTAGAAACCATTAGCATTAAAGCACCTACTACATATTACACAGCAAGGTAGATATACTATGACCTTCACAGAGGCAAAGAAGAAACGACAGATCCAAAAGAAGATAGACGATCTAAGAACAAAGTATATGCTGGCATTAGAGACGCTAACAATGTTAGAATTATCAATCAAGCGAGAAGAAGAAGACAAAGTAAAGGCATTGACAAGTGTAACTCCTACTACCGCTAAATAAAAGGAACAATTAAGTAAGGAGTTACATGAAACAAATTAAACGAATACTACACACGTTAGTAGACAAGATAATAACGCCGGTGGTTGCCGTATCAACATTGGTACTAGGCATGGCTTGGCTAGTGGGCGCTATGTTCGCCTTCATAGTACCTTGGACCATTGGCACTACAGAAGAACCAACCATCCGTGGATGGATTATCATCACAGTACTATACTATGTACCAGCATTAATATGGACCATACATAGAATAAAATACAAAAGTGTTGACAAGTAAGACGCTTTGGTATATAATGGTACTATAAGTTAATCAAGCAGAGAGAATACCATGACACTACAACAAGCATTCAACAACGCCATCAACAACCCTGGCAACCGTTACGAGATTGATGCTGACGGCTTCCATGTTATGTCAGACAGTCAGACTCACAACATCAACTGGAACTTCGTAGACGCCGACTGTGCTATAGATACTAACGAGTCTAGTAGCTACCGTAGTCCGGGCGAAGATGGATTCACTATGGTTGACTGTGAAGCTTACTATGACCAGTTCGACGCACTATGTACCCAGTATGAAGCAGGGTTATCTAATGACTGATCACCATATCTTCGACGTAGATGGTACACTAACCCCTAGTAGAGCTATGATGGACCCCGCGTTCTTATCATGGTTCACCACATTCAACAGCACCCACAATGTATACTTGGTGACAGGTAGCGATTCGGACAAGACGATAGAACAGATTGGTACAAAGTTATTTAATAGTGTACAACGATCATACAACTGTTCGGGTAATGATGTATACGAGAATGGAACTAATGTAATCAGTACTGGTGATTTAGAGTTGCCTTTAGAAGTTTGTGTATGGTGTCAGAAAAAGTTAGCTACCAGTCCATTCAGCTATAAAACCGGAGGCCATTTTGAAGCGAGATCTGGCCTATATAATTTTTCTATTGTGGGTAGACATGCGACTACGGTAGAACGCGCACTGTATGTTATCTATGACAAGTACAATAACGAGCGTGTCCAAATATCGGACGAATTCAATAGCCTATTCTCTAGTAAGTATAACATAGTATCACAGGTAGCTGGTGAGACAGGGTTAGACATTATCCCTATAGGTAAAGATAAGTCACAAATATTAAAAGATTTTAATAAGAGTGATAACATTATGTTCTACGGTGATAGCATATATCCAGGTGGCAATGATTGGTCTATAGCTAAGGCGATAGAAGAAGGTTACGCATCATGTACCATTAACCATGTAAAAAATTGGAAGGAAACATGGAACAGCTTACTACTATTGTAATAGAGAAACAGCGCGAGTATGGAAGAACTATGAAATTTAAACAGTGGATGCAATTGCCTAAGAACTTAGAGCCTAAGACTAGAGACTATGCTATAGACTACCTCGGTGCGATTGAGCAAGACGATGGTAGTTGGGTATACGATAATGGATTAAAGGTGTGGTATAACGACGGGGGATATGTACACAGAGACGATGGACCGGCAGTGATTAATCCTGATGGTGTCTTACGATGGTTTGATAGGAGTCGTGAGCGACCATTTAATGAATGGTGTGAGTTACAAGAGAAGAATGATGCAGACATGATGATGTTAAGGTTACAGTATGGATAAAAAGCATGAGTTGACATACGACACTATGTTAGATACATATAAAAACTATTTCGGTGCAGTTGAATTGGCTGATGGTTCATGGTTACATAATGATGGCGCGGTGTGTTGGGTCAACGAAGACGGCAATTTACATAGAGAAGATGGACCTGCGTTAATTAGATCCAATAATGCATTTGATAAAAGAAATAAATGGAGACTTGATGGTAACGCATATACATTTGATGAATGGTGTGATGTACTAGGCAAGACGGACGAGGATAAAATGTTACTACGGTTGCAGTACGGATAACTGAGGAATTAAACACATACTTAATTCTCTAAAAAATTTTTTACCAAATTGTAATTAAAGGGCATAGTGTATGAGTAATAAAACATACAA